CGCTCTTCAGCTAGTGCTCTTTCTTGGTTTTCAAGAACAACAGCCGTTACCGACTTCTTGTACTTGTCCTGAATTTCAGGAAGATCAGCGTGCTCCATTACTGGTGCCCACTTCTCCATAATTTTATCAGATCCAAACATTTTATTTACTCCTTTGGATTAATTATTAGATGTTAACTTAATAGCATTCATATATGATGCCATTAAAGGTGAGGTTTCGATAGTATCGTCGCCGTCGTTAGACTCTTCAGCCTCTTCTGTAACTACTACTTTCTCAGCTGGGAAATAAGATTCTTTAATAGTATTAATCTTATTAGTGAAAGTCTCAACGCTATCAAAGTCTACTGACTCAGCTAGTGCTGCTAACTTCTCTGCTTGCGCAACAGTTAGATCTTTCGATGCAGCTTCAACAATAGCATCTTTCTTAGCAGCTGCTAATTGCTCTGCTAGATCAATGTTATCTTGAATAGTACCGTTAAGTTTACCTTCCAACTCATCGACTTGCTCAGCTAATGAATCTACTAAATCAATCTTAGATTCAGGAACTTCGATGTAGTTCTCAACGAACACATCTTTAAGAGCAGTCATGAAGCCTTCTGCGATTTCAGTTCTAAGACCACTTTCAATAGCGACCTTATTCTCATCCATCCACGACTCAACGACGTAGTTTAAGTAACCATCAACTTTCTCAACTAATTCAGCTTTGAAAGTATCAGTTTCCTCTGCAAGACGCTCTTCATACGATTCTTCAAGCTCATTTACCTTAGCAGCAACTTTGCTGTTAAGAGCAGCTTCAAAAATTGTAGCAGCTTTCTCACGGAAACCTTCTGATAGTGTAGCTTCCGATTCGACTAGTGCGTTTAAATCATCCTCAAATGATTCTGCAACACCATCGTCTTTAGATTTGACATTACCCTGTGGGGCTGGCTCGTCCTTAGTACCTGTTTTATCTCCTTTACGAGCAGGTGCTTTTTTAGTGACGTCCGAGGCTTTATCAACTGAATCAACTGAAGCCTTCTCATCCGTTGGGAGAGATTGCTCCTGTGCTTCCTCAATAGCCTCAATGTCTTGGTTATCAATGTTTTCAGACATTAGATGCTCCTTACAAATTATAGTTTAGAGAGAAAATCTTTGAAAATCTTCATCTGCAACTCAGGTTGAACTGCAGGTGTTGCTTTCTTGATTTCAGTCTCGTAAGCCTCAATCTCTTCAGCGACTAAGATACCATTATTCCAAACCCATTCTACACCTTCCATAATTCCATTAACGAAAGCATCAGGTGCTGATGGATCCTGAACGATATCAACTGTGTTAAGCATGAAGTCATCCTTCACGTAATTAACACCGTCTCTTTGCTCAAGAGTACCCATACCACGACTAGATACACCAACTCTAACTCCACCTTCGAGTAAGCCTTGAACGACTTTTCCCATAGGAGTGTTTAGAATTTGTGCTTTTCCTACCACATTATTGCCGTCCCATTCGAGGGCAGTAATACGATGTGAAACTTTGTCCAGATTGATCGTAGGACCATCTGGATGATTGAGCTCACCAACAGCACGACCTGTCTTGACTTGCTCATTAACATATTTGTCGACCGCACCTTCCATAATCTTTTTAGGATAGATACGACCGTTACGATTCTTTTGATCGGCTTGCATGAAGACGCCTTCGATAAAGTGGTTCTTACCACCATCTTCTTTCTTCTCAGTTAAATAACCAACCGATTCTGTATATTCTGCTATTAACTTCATGGATTAGCGTCCCAGTAAGTTTTACTAATCTCGCCACATTCAACTGTTGTGCTGTCCTGGCGAGTCCTGCGGCAGTTAGTATAAATCTCTCTGCCACCAGCTGTTGTTCTTATACCAGCTGTCTGTTGTGTCCATAACCAATGCTCACCACTATTAGGGGTTGCAATGGCAGGATCAGCTGGGTTGTTATCATATTCAAATCCTGGAAGATTTGGTATTGCAACCCATGCCATATTTTATTCCTCTGTTGTTTCTTCTTCTGCCTCTACTTCGACATCCGTCTCAAGTTCAGCATCAATTTCCATTTCTTCTGGCTCTACATCAGTAGATACCTCATCGCTTGCACCATAAATGTCTGCCGCGACTTCAATTTTCTTTGCATCTAATGCACTAGCGATTCTATCACCAATCTCTGCATTAAAAGCATCCTGCGCACCAACATTATTACCTTGCTGTAGTGCATCAATCATATCCAATACATTATTTGTGCTAATTGCGTTATCGGCATTAGCCTCAATATCTTCATATTCTGACATAGGTCACCTCACTTTTAAAGTATTTATAAAAAATTATATTTAGAAGCCTAATTCTTCTTCACCTTCCTCAGGTGCTTCGTCTTCCATCTCTTTATCGATATCTTTAATATCTTCTTCAGTTTGATGGAGCACATTCTTGCGAACCCAAGAAACGGAATAATATTTACCAACATATTCGTCTAACTCTCTAAGGGTTGCAATTCTTTCTCTTAAGATCTCAGCTTCCTTCATCTCAGCAAAGTGAGTATCTTGCATGTAGTCTATATTGATATCATTCTTAATTTCTTCCCACTCTTCTTCAGTCATCAGACCTTTAAGAAGCATTTGGTTCTTAAGTAGATTAATAAACAACAATGCAAACTTCTTACGAACCTTTGCAATGAATCTTTGGAATTTAACTTCGTCTCTACTAATCTCAGTAGAACGACCAAGAGAGAATTGTGTTTCTTGTTCTAATCTTTGTACAGGAACATTAAGTGCCTTATAAAGATTTCTTTGGAAGTAAACAATATCATCAATCTGTCCAAGATTCTCACCACCAGGTAGTGTAGTAATCTCTGTACCACGGCCACCTTCTCTACGAGGTAACCAGAAGTCTTCTAGCATTGACATATGTTTACGATCATCTCTTAACTCACCAGACTGTGCATCATATACTAACTTATTACGATGCTTAGTCATAATCTTATTCATATATTCTTCAGCTTTACCTTTCGGTAAGTTACCAACATCAATATAGAATATTCTTCTTTCTGGAGCTCTTGATAATCTATAGATTACTAATGAGTCTTCCATCATACGAAGTTGATTCACAGGCTTCAATGCTTTATGAAGATGTGATAATACTTTTTTGCGAGATGGATCTAGTAATCCAGATGTAACATAAAGAATAGAATCCTTAGCAATCTTAAGACCCTGCTGAGTCTTTGCCATACCTTCATTCTGGTAAATGTAGTATTCATCTACATTCTTAATTAACTCTACACCAGTCTTAGGATCTTTCTCTTTATTAACTTTCTTAACCTTACGGATCTTTGTTGGATCGATAGGTCTTAATTCAACAATACCTTTCTTAGGATTGTTTTCATCGATAATTATATGATAAAATAAACGCCCGTCAATATACCATCTCTTAAAGATATCATGACCATAGAAGTTGAAGTTTAACATCTTTAGGACATGATCAAACTCATCCTGTAATGCATTCTTTAATTTATCACCTTCTACACTATCTGTGACTAACTCTACAGGTGAACCTTCCTCATCTGAAGAAATAGTTTCATTAACAATATCTTCGATAGCTGAATCACACTCTGGTTGAGCTGCAGCATCACGATAACGTCTAATAAGGGCACGATCGTCTTTTACATTTGAGGCATCCAGATCAAGAAATTGACCATAGTGGCCACCAGCTGCAACTTGAGCTGTTCCTTCTTCATCCATAGGTGGAACAAAGGAACGTCTTTTAGCTTCCTCTTTTTCCTGAGCCTTGGTTTTCTTGGTTATCTCGTAACCGAACAATGTAAAATTACTATCTGCCATACGGATCCTTATTTTATAATATAATGGGGGCCATTACTGACCCCCGTAATCATATTTATACCACTATTATGAAGTAGTATCTGACTCCCAGTATTGAACCTGAAGCTCAACTTGGAATTCTTCAATTGTATTCTCACTATCGTAAGAAACTTCAATTGGACCCAACATTGTTGGGAATGTTCCTCTAAAGTCGTACTTCTTAATTGTGTTTCCACCTTTATCCAACTGCTCGATAATCATATCTGCTTGATAATCAGTAGGATCAGTGAAACCAGTATTAGCTTTATGCTGATTAATACCATTCATCCAACGCTCGAAAGCATTACGAGTACTAAAACCAGCATCGTTAATAACTACAATTGTCCAAGGCTCAAA